ATTTTTACCAACGGCAGTGTTATAACTTGCTGTGGTGTTAAGTAATAAAGCATCGTCCCCTATTGCTGTATTTTGTGTGCCTGTAGTATTAGCATTTAAAGCTAAATATCCCACTGCTGTGTTGTTAGACCCAGTAGTAGTATTTCTTAAAGCAGAAGAACCTACTGAAGTATTTTCAGAACCTGTAAGTATTGCAGCTCCAAGTGAGAAATTACCTACTGCTGTATTGTTACCCCCTGTGGTTGCTGCTCCTAGTGCTTCATTACCAAGCCCAGTATTAGCGTTACCTGATGTAATAGCGTTCATAGCATTAACACCTAACGCTGTGTTTAGAGAACCACTAGCAAGACCTTTACCAACAGTAACTCCGTTGACTGTAATGTCACTCGCAAATGTATACGCTGCTGATGAATAGTCTGCGGCTTCAACGACGTTTGTACCGTCTTGATATAAAGATGCAGATTTACCTGCAGGGACTAATATCCCTGTACCACTAGCAGTTTTTACGGTAACAGCTGTAGTTGATGAGTTTTTGATGTAGTAGTTTTTACCATTAGCTAGTGTAGGGACAACTAAATTTGATGATCCACCAGAACTACCTGTAAGGTTTAGGCGTAAGTGACGAGCTACTTGAGTTGCAGGTGTATCTATTAATGAAAGCGTTAAATCAGAAGCTGTGACTGCTTGATCTACAGTTCCAACAATTGCCTCTTCTAAAGCGGTTCCTAGATTGAGGTTAGTCGTATCTCCCCAAGTACCATCTTGCTCTCCAGTTCCTATAAGTTCTATCTTTAAATTTGAATATGTTGACATATTGTTTCCTTATCCTGTAACTATCTCTGTCCAATCAGGCACTTGAGTAGTATCTATTATAACCCATTCTGGGTCTTGAGTAGTATCTATTATAACCCAGTCTGGACTGTTGAAAATAGATATGTAACCTTCTAATATTAATGCGCCACTAGGTGGTGTTATTATTGTTCCTCCAACTACACTTGGTGCTACTCCAGCTAATACTAACGCTCCAACATTTGGAGTGATAACTCTGCCTTCAGTAACAATTGGTGCAATGCCTGCTAAAGTTAAAGCCCCTACACTTGGGGTTATAACGGCACCTTCTAATACTATTGGTGCAAATCCTTCTAAGGCTAAAGCGCCTACACTTGGAGTTATTATAGATCCTCTTACTAAACTTGGTGCAACCCCTGCTGCTACCAACGCTCCTACACTTGGTTCTATTACTCTTCCTAGTAACGCTGTTGGTGCGACACCAGCTAACGTTAATGCTCCTACACCTGGAATCCGTATTGCAGTTAAAGATACCGTTGGCGCTACTCCAGCTAGTGCTAATGCTCCTACACTTGGAGTTATTACTTTGCCTCTTACTAAACTTGGTGCTACTCCAGCCAATGCTAGAGCCCCTACGCTAGGGGTTATTATTACACCATCTAATACTATTGGTGCTGTTCCTGATAAAGCTAATGCACCTACACTGGGGGTGATTTCAACTTCAGTCATGCCCCAAGGGCCTGAACTCCAGGTACTTCGTCCCCAGCCGGTAGCCATTACTAGCTCCTTATGTTAAGGTAAATATGCCAGTAGCAGCGGGTAAAACAGTTAATGTGTTAGGGCTAGATACAGTAAACTGAGTACTAGATAACTGACAGAAACATAAAAGTTTACCTGCAGCTGCTCCAGTAGAGTTACGTATAATCGCATATCTAATATTTACTAGGCTAGCTCCCGAAGCTGTAAACGCTAAACCCACTGCAGACATAGAAAACTTCTGCTGTTTAGCCGATGCACCTACTGTCCATTGAGCTGTAGCGGGTACTAAATCCCTGCCGCCGGTAACATATCCACCTGCCGCTCCTATTTCATTTGTCACAGATGCATATGTACTCAAAGTAAAAGTAGAGGCATTACTCGCTGTTTCAGCTAAAACCATTTTAAAAACACCGGCACCTAACGTTATGGTACCATTACCTATATATTTTTTGGCACTGTTATATAGTTGCCATGCTGTTGCTGCCATGTTAAATCTCCTTTATATCGGCGTATGATGCGCCGGATTCTAAAATATGATGTAATAACCCACCATAGATTGCTAACTCAATTTCATCACCTAACATTTTAATTAGATCAATAAACTCTTGGGCCTGCGATACCATCCAAGGGTTACAGTTAAATACTTTTCCGCTCACGTTTACGGGCATAACTAACTGTCCATCATTTTCTTCTTGTTCGTATGCGTGATGCATTTCATCTTCACTTAAACAGGAGTCACACCCAAATAAATGAAATCTTTTAAATCCTAACATTCTAAACAATGGTATAGCTCTTAACAATACAGTCGATCCTCCTGGAACTGACCACCATGTTTTATATTGCTCATCTAGTATATCTTTTAATAAGTCTGCTTGCGTATGCCATATATAAGTTCTATCTTTTGGCAGACCCTCAAATACACTAGGGTTACATTGTGAAGCTATAAAGTATTTACATTCCTCTACTACAGGTTTTGTAAACCTCGCATTAAACTTTCTTGCATCTACCATGACCATAGCAGAAGGAGTTAAACCATTATCTAAACACCAATTATAGGCGTTATTAATAGTTATAAGTTTAACACCATTTGCTCTTAATTGCTTTATTTTTTCTATATGTTGTGGTAAGGAGGGTCCTCCCCCTACAATCATTACTTCAATCTCGTTAGTCGGATGGGGCTCTACTTGTAAATAACCTTGCTTTATATTGTGTTCTACGTTTTTCTTTATCTCATCATCAGTTGTATTTACAGTACCTGCATCAACTACTTCTTCTCCTGTTGCCCAATTACTTACATAAAACAAACAAGTGTTATCTGTCTGGTTAGACCAATGTATTACACATTTATGGTCTTTGAGTTTTTTAAGCCACCACTCATATGGGTGCACACTCAAATGTAGCTTATGTCCTACTAACACTCCTGCCTTATCATCAACTGTAGATATTTGAAAAAATACATGTTGACACGCAGCTAAACAATTCTCTATAACCTTATCAACGTGATGAGGTCTTATATGCTCCATCACATCAGTACAAAAACCATAAGCCGCTTGAACAGGTAGAGGTTGAGATAAATCAGCTTCTACAAATCGCAATGCATGCTTCTGTGTTTCTAACATTGGGACTATATCTTCATCTAAGCAATTATCTGCAAAGTCAACCATAGTTACATCTAGTCCACCAAAGAACGCTAGGTTCAATCCTCCACGTCCTGTACCACATCCTAAATCAAGAACTGTAGCACCTTGTTTAGGTTTAGCTTGTTTTAAAAATTCGTGAGCTATATTTTCACCAGGAGCAACTTGTCTATACTCTGGTTTATCCCACATCATTTTATATAAATCTTTTTCTAATGGTCTTACTTTATCTACTGTTACTTCTGGTGCATCCGCTATAAGCGACGAAAAACCTGTCATGTTATCCCTTTCTATTCAAATCGAATAAGTGCCGTTGTTGCAGTGTTATCAGGTAATGTTACAGTTAGCGTTTGAGCTGCAATAGTTTTAACTGATCCAAAATCTAATACACATACAGAATAATTACTAGAACTGCTATTATATATTAAAGCTCCTCTTGCAGAAAATGTGCCTGTCCAAGTAGTAGGAGAATCAAAAGTTATATACACTACGTCTGCAGTATCATCTTGTGTAACTGTAGCGCCTGTTAATGTGTTACCCCCAGCTACATACCCTGTGCCTACCACTTCATTCGTAGTTGTATACGCAGAAGTAGATGAATCTAGCGTTGCGTCATCAGTATATAAAGCTATTTTAAAAGTATCAGTATCAAAATCTATATCGCCAGCTAGTGATTTAGCAACAAAGGTATTAGTTATTCCTTGTATAATAGTTGCCATTAAACTGCACTCCCTCTTCTACCTTTAACAGGTATCCTAGCTTGTCCACTACGATAAGCATCGCGAGTATTTTTACCTTCGCCTAATCTAGTTAATTCTGCTAATGCTTGTTCATATCTATTGGAGTAGTTTGCTATTGTTTCTGGGTCGGCTTTGAGGTACGTAGCTGCTTCCAACAATGAACCATAAAGTAATACGGAGCTATAATTATCTCCCAGCCAAGACGTACCGCTAGCGGCAGTAGTAATAGACTCAGGATAAAAAAAGTAATGAAGCTCAGCGCCATAGCCTGTATCAGGTGTAGGGCCGAGTATAAATGTTGTATCATCGAAGACAGCATAATATTGAGGTTTTCCGTAGTGAGCTGCATCAGTATCAGGAAATGATTGCCTAATAAAGTTAACGTCTTTATTTATAAGAAAAGTATATTCGTTAGTTGCGGTATCAATACAAGCTAAACTATAAGTAGCTAGCCAATCATCAGGTACATTTAAATATTTGTTACCAACGTTAATAGTACCTGTATCATTTCTTCTTAAGTCTGGAAGATTAACTCCATTAAAGATTCTGTTTTCAGCTTGAGTTATAAACGTGTTTACATCTACTGTAGAATATTCATCTTCAGTATACGATTGTATTTGTGCGACTAATTCTGCGTAAGTCATAAACTATCCTTACGCCATAGGACCGCGAGCTTTAGTGCCTTTAGTTGCTGCACCATTGCCACGAGTTTCTACGCCAGAAGTTTTAACATTCTTTTCAGGATAACCTGCCGTGTTAGGTACAGGAACCATTTGTGGTTGTGCATATCCATCTACCATTTTTGGTTTTCTTTCTTGGTTCTCTTTCATTTCTTTCTCCTAAGTTATTGTTATTGTAACAGTTCCTACTACTCCTGAACTTACTAAATTATTTCCTGTAAACTCATTAGATGGAGGTCTTGCTCCACCAACAGGTTCCCATCCCCATTGTATATCTCTTGACCCAGTTACGTTGTTGTCATTAAAACTCTGGTCAGGTCTTGGATCTCGCACTGCTTGAGGATCTTCTACTGGATACATCCCCTGCATATTCTGTGGTTGGTCTGGATTCCAACACTCTTTACAAGCTTTAATATTAGTATTAGTTTTTCTTACATATAAATCTTTTAGTTCTCTAAGCTTGAACTGAAAACCACAAACATCACAGTCAGCTATTGCATTCTTATTAGTTGTATACCTATTGCTCATTACTTACGTTTAGCTCTAGTTTTACCACGAATAGCTATACCATCTATCTTACATTTACCTTTACCTTTGACTGAACCACCATGTTCATAGCCTTTAACTTTACCACCTGCTTTTAACTTTTTAGCCTTTTGAGCTTTTTTCATATCTTCATAGCCTTTTTTAAGTTCTTTTCTTTCTGATGCTGTCCCTCTACCAACGCCCACAGCGTTATCAATTATTTGAGTTGCAGCACCTCTAATACCACCTTTCTTTTTATTTCTAAGTCCTATTTCATATGCGTCTCTTTTTTCTGCATCTTTTCTTTCTTTGGGACTCATGCCTTTTTTAACTCTAGATGTAAATTCTTTTGTAAATCCAGGATCTTTCTTATTTTTTGATACGTCGCCACCAGGTGCATAACCTTTAACATTACCACCTTTTTTCATAAATCCCATTTTGTTACGTACTTCTGAAGGTAGCTTTCCTAAACTTTTCTTTTTGTTTGCTGGTACTTCTTTCATCTTAATCTCCTATATATACGATGTTCTTGGTGCTACAGTTAAAGTTGCTTTTTCTCTGTCTTCAGTTGAAGCAAGTAGCCACTGCTCTTCATATTCTGATTTTAAAAATTGTACTCTGTCTCCAGCTTCTGGAATCTTAAGTGATAAATAATAAGCTAATCCCGCTACCATGCACGGTAAAAATCTAAATGGAATATGCTGTGTGTTAACACCTGTACCCGCATCATCAATTCTTTTTAACATCCAGTATACAAAAGTATAACTTGCGTCATTAGGAATAGGCCATAGAGTTATCTTAGGAATCTCTGCTTGTCTATCTATATAAACCTGTATCGGTCTGCCCGTGTCGTTCTTACTTGGGATAGATGCATAAGTAGGATTTGACACCCTAGAAATAGCTATGTCAGACTGAGTTGTTCCAGACCCAGTTCTTATGACTTGG